ATTTACAAATCTTATGGTGTTCTGGCGCACGAATATCAGCCGGTTTATACGTGGGCATGCCCGCAGAGCGATATCTATGATGAGATCATCGTGGAGATACCGAACGTTGACGGCGAGAATTGCTACGGTCAGCCGCTTGTCAATTTTGGCGACGGTGTTGTTTATCCGCTCCCGATGGTGCTTGACAACTGGGGCGACGAGCCAGCGCTTATCTGGTATGATGGCGCGGTGCGACACCACAAAATTCTGAAAGCCTATACCAAACTATAAGATATCCCCGGCCAGAAAGCTACTCTCGAGCCGCCAACTACCGCAAGGCCAGCGCAGGCAGGAAAGCCGTCGAGCGCATCCTTGACGGCGAGGAATGGGAAAAGACCATCAGCGACATGGAGGCCGAGTGGCACGAGGCGGCGCTCGAACACATGTGGGACTGACAAAAACCCGATATAAATCTGACGTGCATCTGATAGGTGCACGTCCTTTTTTTATGTAAAAATGGGAGTAGAAGCAGGTGAGAGAGCGTGTTTGTTCCATTCAATTCAAATCCTTTTCGTTCTCGCGTGGGCGACTGCGCGGTTAGAGCGGTAAGCAAAGCGACGGGGCAGACGTGGGAAAGCGTATTCGTCGCGCTTTGCCTTGACGGATTCTGTGCTGGCGATATGCCGAACGCAAATCACGTCTGGGGCGCGTATCTTCGGCGAAAAGGCTTCAAGCGTCACAGCATCCCGGAGACGTGCCCGGACTGCTACACGGTTTCGGACTTTTGTCGAGACTTTCCGCGCGGCGTTTATGTTTTAGCGACAAATGGACACGTTCTCGCGGTCGTGGACGGTGATTGGTATGACACATGGGACAGCGGCGGCGAAACGCCCATTTATTACTGGGGAAGGGAGTAAGCGTATGGCTTTTTATAGCGGTTATCCCGGCGGAGGATATTATCAACCGCCTACGAACCCACCAATGCCGGATCAGCTGACGCAATTCAGACAAGGTTTCGGTTATCAGTCGACAGCAATGACGCAAGCGCCACAGCAGCCCTCTATGATTTGGATTCCGGGACAATCCGCTGTATCAAGCTACCCGGTTGCAAACGGATGTAGTGTTCCACTTTGGGATATGGAGAACTCTGTTATATATATCAAATCCGTTGATATGTCTGGCGTTCCGTCAGTGAGAACATTGGATTACACGGAACGCCCGACGCAATCTAAAACGCCGCTCCAACAAGTGCAACCGCAGCCGACCGCCGATTATGTGACCCGCGACGACTTCAACGCGCTCGTGGCGCGTGTCGATGCGATGGCAAAAAAGCCGAACAGAAAAAAGGAGGATGCAGCCGATGAGCAACCCGCTGTTTAATGCGATGCAGGGCATGTCTGGGAATCTGCCCGGACAGATGGGACAGTTTCAGCAAATGGCGCAGGAGTTCAAGCGGTTCAAAGCTGAGTTTAGAGGCGATCCGCAGCAAGAGGTTCAGCGCCTACTCAACAGCGGCAAAATGACGCAGCAGCAGTTTAATCAGCTCTACGGCATCGCCCGCCAGTTCCAAAGCATTTTTGAAGGCCTCTAACGGCTAAATCCGTGCGCACGGTTAGCGATAAAAACGAAAGGACGTGTGGAAATGTCTTTGACTACTTCGGAAATGACCCCCGCCGATATCGCGGCGGTAACGGGCGGAAATCGCAACAACGGCGGCATGTTTGGAGACGGGAACGGCGCATGGTGGATCATCGTTCTGTTCCTCTTCATGTTCTGCGGCTGGGGCAGCGGCTTCGGCAACAACGGCGCAAATTCTCCGGGCTTCCAAGGCTACGCGACCCGCGCGGACATCAACGAAGGCTTTGCCATCAACGGTATTGACAACGGCATCCGCGCCATCCAGAACGGGCTTTGTGACAGCACCTACGCCATCACCAACGCCGTCAATAGCGGTTTCAGCGCGGCGGAGCTTTCCCGCGCGAACCAGCAGGCGGCGCTCATGCAGCAGCTCTTCGCGATGCAGATGCAGCAGGCGAACTGCTGCTGTGAGACGCGCGAAGCGATTCAGAACGTGAATTATAACCTCGCTACTCAGGCTTGCGACACGCGCAACCAGATGCAGCAGGGCTTCTGCGCCGTCCAGAACACGCTTAACAACAACACCCGCGACGTAATCGACAACCAAAACGCCAACAGCCGCGCGATTCTCGACTTCCTGACGCAGGACAAGATCGCCACGTTGCAGGCAGAAAACACCGATCTTCGCCGCGCCGCGTCGCAGGAGCGTCAGTCGGCGCTGCTGACCACGGAGATGGGAGCGCAGACTGCGCAGATCATCAACGCGCTGCGTCAGCCCGTCGCCGTTCCTGCGTATCAGGTGCCCAACCCCTACACGGGCGGTTACGGTTACGGCTGCGCTGCTAACGCCGGTTGTAACTGCTGAAATCGCATAAGAGATGCAACTGTTCGGCGTGACCGAGCTGTTCAGCCCTGAGCTGATTCTGCAACGACGGCGGGGCGAATGTGTCCCGCCGTTTCTTATGAAAGGAGATAATCTATGGCTGAGTATACCAACGCCAGCACGGCACTTGTCGCGGCTGGCCAGAATCTACCGCTGACCGAAACGCCGATTTGCGGCTCTCCGTGCATCGTCCATCGAGAGGGCGCGGGAATCGTAACGCTTCGCGGCCTGACGAACCAGTGCCGAGCGCGGTACTTTGTGGACTTCACCGGGAATATTGCCATTCCGGCGGGCGGAACGGTTGGCGCGATCTCCGTTGCGCTGACGATAAACGGCGAGCAACTGAATAGTGCCGTCGCTATCGTCACCCCTGCGGCGGTCGAAAACTATTTTAACGTCTCCGTCTCCGCGTTTGTCGATGTGCCGCGTGGATGCTGTGTAACCGTCGCGCTGAAAAACACCAGCGCGCAAGCGATTGACGTTGCCAACGCAAACCTGATCGTCACGCGGCAGGCGTGAGAAAGGAGAAAAATATGAGCATGAAAGCGATGCGCGACTTGCGCGATATGCTTTGTGATGAGCTGGACAAAATCGCCGCCAAGCGTGATATGAACCCCGGCGACCTCGAAACCGTCCACAAGCTGACCGACACCATCAAGAATATTGACAAAATCGAAATCCTTGAGGACGAAGGCTACAGCAACAGCGCGGAGTGGCGTGCTGACGTGCGCGGAAGCTATGGACGCAATGACCGACGCGGTGAGCATTACGTGCGCGGGCATTACAGCCGCGACGACGGGCGCGAAAGCATGATGCGCAAAATGGAAGAGATCATGCGCGACGCGACCGGCGAACAGCGCGAGATCATCCGCCGCGCAATGGACGAGCTGCGCAACGCCTGACGGGCGGTGAGTGGCATTGATCGACCTGAAAGAGATCGACGAAACCATCACCAAAATCAAGCGCGAAGGAACGAGCGTGAAAGACGCTGAACGTCTGGCGGTTCTGTACGGTCTTCGGGCGCACATGGCGAGCGAATCTGTGCAGGATGTGAAGGAAGCGCCCATTTCTGCGTACTCGATGGCGGCAGAGCCGGAAAGCGAGTTCCGCGCTGCGTGTGCAGGCTTGTCATCTGCTGAGCTTGTCGATGCGCTGGAAGACACGATTCAGGGCTTGCAGATTGTCGCGCCGAAGGCATATGCGGCAGCAATCCGAAAGCTGAAAACGCGCAAAGCATGAAGAACGAGGTCGGGGTAAATCCTCGACCTCTTTGCGTGTGAATTATCGTGTGAAATGATTTTGAAAATGGTTGCACTCTTGTGGGAAAGAAGTACACGAAACGAGTAGAATTTTACACGCGAAAAACCAAAGCACAAAAGAAAAAATCCAGAAACCTTTGTGGCTTCTGGATTTCACACGTGGTGCCGGTGGCGGGGGTCGAACCCGCACGTCCTTGCGGACACGGGATTTTGAATCCCGGGCGTCTGCCAATTCCACCACACCGGCATGGGGAATAACAGACTTAGTATAGCCAATTATTTGCTCAAAGTCAAGGGGGAAACGCGAATTAACCGAGCAGATCGAGATAATGGTCGCTGGTCAGGCGGGCGTGATGCTCATGCTCGCGGTAGCGGCGCAGGGCCTGCTGGTCGTCGCTCTCGCGACAGAGGTGTTCGATTCCCTCGCAGGAGAAGAGCACAATAAAGAAAATGGCGACAATGACAAGCGGCATAAACGATGAGGCTTCCTTTCCACAATTGATGCGTATGAAAAACGTCCGGGGAGGTTTCCCCGGAAGCAGGAGCGATTATAGCATGTTTTTGCGGCGAAAGAAAGGACGCAAGTTCATAAGTTTCACGGGCGGGATTTGTGCAGATGGACAATTCTCTCAATCTTAACGGGATTTTGATAGCGGCGCATGCTATAATAAAACAACATGAAAAGAAGTACGGCAAGAGGAGGCGGCGCGG